ATTCTACTGTAGCTACTTTAACAGCGGCTCAAACAATGACTAATAAGACATTGACGAGCCCTGTACTAAATACAGGAGTTTCTGGCACAGCAGTCAAAGACGAAGACAATATGGCTTCTGACTCTGCTACACACTTAGCAACTCAACAGTCTATCAAGGCGTATGTGGATTCTCAAGTAACTGCACAAGATTTAGATTTTAGTGCAGACTCAGGTGGGTCACTAGCTATTGATTTAGATTCTGAAGCTATGACATTTACTGGTGGAACGGGTATTGATACCACAGGCTCTCTTAACGATGTTAGCTTTGCTATTGATTCTACTGTAGCTACTTTAACAGCGGCTCAAACAATGACTAATAAGACATTGACGAGTGCAGTACTTAATACGGCGGTTTCTGGCACAGCAGTTAAAGACGAAGACAACATGATTTCTGACTCTGCAACGCATGTAGCCACACAGCAGTCTATCAAGGCGTATGTAGACGCTCAAGTAACTGCACAAGATTTAGACTTCGCAGGAGACTCCGGAGGTGCTTTAAGTATTGATTTAGACTCTGAGTCTTTAACTATTGCAGGCGGTACTGGACTAACTACCGCAGGCGCAACTAATACGGTTACAGTGACTTTGGACGATACAGCAGTTTCTGCAGGTTCGTACGGTAGCGGTACCGCTATTCCTACTATTACCATTGACGCTCAAGGGCGTATTACTGCAGCATCTACTGCAACAGTAAGTTCAGATATGGCTATCGCAGCTGATTCTGGCACAGGTGGACCGATTACAGTAGGTACAGATACATTCACCGTTACAGGTGGTACTGGTATTGATACATCCATTTTGGGTGATACTATCACAGCAGCTATTGATTCAACAGTAACAACTCTTACAGGTAGTCAAACTTTAACTAATAAAGTATTAACTAGCCCTTCTATTTCGGGTAATACTACTTTTGCAGACGGGGCCTTCGATTTTGATGTAGCTTCGCATGATGGTACTAATGGTCTTAAGCTGGGGGGAACTTTAGTTACCTCTACTGCAGCTGAATTAAACCTATTAGATGATGTTACAGCGGGCACCGCAACGGCCTCTAAAGCTCTGATTGTGGATGCAAGTAAGGACCTAACTTTAGGTACTGGAGATTTTACAGCAACAGACGTTACAGTAACGGGCACTCTTACAGAGAGCTCAGCAGCAATTTATAAGAAGAATATTAACCCTCTTGGAGAGCAGTTAAATAATATTATGCAATTAAATCCTGTAGAGTACGATAAGAAACTATCAGGGGAACATGAATACGGTCTAATTGCTGAAGAAGTTCAAAATATCTACCCTGACTTTGTAAAAACAAAAGAAGGAAAAGCAGACAGTTTAAACTACTCCAGAATGGTCTCAGTACTTGTGAAAGCAGTACAGGAACTTACTGAGAAAGTAAATAAATTATCTTAAACAAGCAAAATAAGGCGTTAATTAACTAGCGCAACTAATTCAACGGAGAAAAAATATGGCAGAATTAAAAACAGGCTCTACAGTTAATGGCAGTACTATATTAACAGACAGCGCCCCTAAATTTATCGAGGTACAAGAGACAGTAGTCGCAGTACCTTCTTTGGATCTAGATTTAGAAAACGGAACAGTATTTACAAAAACGATTACGGGTAACTCTACTTTTACGTTTTCCAACCCGGCAGCTAGTGGAACTGCGTCGTCTTTCACATTTATACTAAACAGCGGCAGTAACACTGTAACATGGCCAGGTAGTGTAGATTGGGCTGCAGCAACGGCTCCCGATCTTACAGGGGTTAATATACTGGGTTTTACAACTACTGATGGCGGTACCACTTGGTACGGAGTTGTTGGTGCACTAGGAGCGTCGTAATGAGTGGAAGTTTTAACAGAGTATTACCAGGTGGCGGGAACCAGTCCAGTACACAAGAAATCAGCTATTCTTCTGGTAGAAGTAGTGTGTATGTAGGAAGCGCACAAGCGTACAGCACAGCTTGTACGACTAATCATACCTCTCCATTAAATAACTCCGCCACTAGTGCCTCCATTAGTGCGGCCTCCTTCGGGGGTTCTTGTTCTATGAGTTGGTCTGGGTGTTGCGAGCAACAAGGAACTTACCGCTCTTATATTGATGCAGGTTTAGCAGCCGGCTGGATCAACAGCTTTAACACTTCATGTAGTACACCCAATAAGTACATCTGGAATTTCAGCAGAGGTAACCAGAATTCGTCAGGCGCTTCAATTTGCCATACTTTAACTTGGCTTGGGTCTGCAGGACAGAATACTGCTACCCCACCAACCTTCAGTTTGTCGGGGATGCTCTCTACTACTTGGACTCGGTCCCCCGGTAGAGCAGCTTCTGGAGCCCAAACGACATATACCGTATCATACGAGGGTAGTTCACAAGGCACTTTTACAAGAAGTGTTAGTAGTTCGGGGTCTGACGACTCGGATTCAGTAGGCAACTCTTTAGCTAGTTTTATTAATGGTAGAACAGCGGGAGGCAAGTACTTCGAGGCCACCAATGACACTAGCACTAATACTACTACTATTACCGGCCCAGCGGGGGCCGCTTTTTGGAGTTGCTCAGCAACTTCCAACCCAGGAACTATTACGTTCACTAACCCTTCTTAGATAGGGCTACTTTTAATAACAAAAAAATACCAATTACTCAAGGAGGTACATATGTATTATGCATACAACAACGAAGGTACATTTACGAAAATAGTATCTTTAAAAGGGGAGTTTCCTAAGGTTTCTTTCCCTGAACAAGGCCCTAACAGTGCTTTTTTATCAGACAACGGAATTGTTAAAATCAATGCCGTAGATTCACAACCTACAGAAGGTCAAATATCTTTAGCTAAAGATATTTACCAAAACGCGGACGGGTACTGGGTAGACTACCAGATAGTAGCTACACAGACTGTTTTGACTGCCACAAGTATATGTGGCGGGAGAGTGCAAACTAATTCAATCTTCGAATCAGATAGCCCTCAGGTAGTGGACGGAGTGTACATGGCATATGAGCTAAGAGACAAGTCTGACGCCGATACCTGGATTTCTGTTAGAGACCTTCTAAAAGAAATGTTAGCTAATACAGATTGGAGAGATCTTCCTTCGTACCCTGGAGCCGATCAAGCAGCTTGGAGAACTTATAGGCAAGCCCTTAGAGACGTCCCACAGACTTATGCTAACGCGGTTGACGTAGTTTTACCTACTGAACCTAGTGCGTAACTAGTACTGAATACGATAAAAACCCCAGACACCTAAAAGATGCTGGGTTTTTATCGTATTAACTTCTTTTCCAAACCCAATCATCTTTGCAACGATCAGTAAGATAATCTTCTAGCTTTGCTAAATATATACCTTCTGAGTAATAAAGATGTCGATAATCGTTTACTGGTTCCTGTTGAAAAGCAGCAAACCACTTACTTCTATCAAACTTAAATACTAATAAAGGGTGATCCACTTCATTCTCTAGCTGCTCTCGAACAGTTTGCTTCCACCATTCCATAATTTGAGGAGTCTTTCCTGTTAACAACTTACTGTTAAGATGGTCATCTTTATAGTGTTTTACTTCCACACTATACTTCATAAGTTCTTTAGGAATATAAACATCTCCTTTAAGTCCGTGCTTAGCGTCTAAAGCTCCTGAAAGAGGGATTCGTTCCCATTTCCAGCCAGTGTGTGCTGAAAGCACTTTGCAGGCGGATGCTTCGGCCCTTGTACCTTTAGCCTTACTTTTATTAGTCGAGGGCATCTAACATTTCCTGCTCTATTTCTTCTCTGGTTTTATAGCCACCTGCCGATATATCATTTAGAGTACCTGTAATAGCTTCTTTTGGGGCAACTCCAGTAGCTACTAAGACTCTACGATTATTTTTGAAGAAGAAGACGGTGGGGTACACGTCTGGTTCAAAGTACCCGGTGTCTCTTCCAAGTTCTTTAAGTCTGCTGTCTAAAGATACTTTTAAAAATGTCCAACTAGTATGTTCGTCCTCCAACTCTGTTAGTGTGTCGTTAAAGTGTGTACAGTTAGGACAGTTACTTACCGCCCAGTATATTAATACTAGCTCGTCTTTGTTGATATGTTCAATAGCTGTTTTCTCATTTACAGTTCTCATTATTCTAACCTCGATATTTTGTTTGTTTTCACCACATTAATTTTAGTCAATAGTGGGTGGCTCCACCCGTGACTCACTAAGAAAGTATTTAGATCGTGCTCTCTTAGCAATACTTCAATCAGCTTCTCCCTACCTTCATCATCAAGAACTCCAATCACTTCATCTAGAAACAGAACATTAATTTTCGACTTAGATAGCGTACTCATTAGTTTTCTAATAGCCAATAAAGTTGATGTATTAACTCGAGCTAATTCTCCACTACTTAAAGCAAGGATATCAATATCAAGTCCCTCATCTGATATAACTACGTTCAACTTATCATTAGTAATAACAAACTCTAAACCGAATCTGCCGTCTGATAACTCAGATAAGTATTGGTTCACTAAGTCTTCTAAGTCCTTAACTAAGTTTTCAATCTTATATGCTACTAAACCATTTGTGCTAAACGCTTTCTTTAGTACTTCCAGGTTAGCATATACATCATTGGTTTTCTTAAGTTTTGACTCCTCAGACAGTAACTTAAGTTTAAATTCTTTTACTTGTTTAACCAGATAATCTAACTCTGTATTAATTTTTGTAATTTCGTTATTTTGAGATGATATATCCCTAATCTCAATTTGTTTTTCTGAAATTTCCTTTGTGAATTTAGTAATCTTCTCTTCAAGCTCGATTTTGTCTTCAGTTTTACTAGGTAATTTACTATCAACCAGGCTTGAAAGTTTTTCAAATTTATCAACTACAGATTTATGATTTCGATAATTTTGTAAATCTTTCTTTAAATCTATTACAAGGTTTTGTACTTCATTTTTCCTTCTAGTGCTAACTGATACAATGTCTTTTTGCTCTCCTATTAACTCGGCAGTCTTATCTGTATCTATATCTTGTAGACAGGTAGGGCAACTATCCCCAAGCTTTTCTATTTTTCGTACTACTGCGTCAGCTTGGGCAATAATAGTCTTTAAGGAGGTAAATTCTTCGTTTAACTCTCCAAGGCCTTCTGGCATTTCTACTTCCTTGGTTAACTCCAAAGCGCTGAGTTCAGCCATCTGACTCTTATACTGATTATTAATATTAATCTTACTATTAATGTCTAAAATATTGGCAAGCTTTTCTTGTACTAAAGCCCTTTTAGATATTAAATCTTCTGGGGCATTAGGAACATCTAGCAACTTCTGCTTAGTAGTGCTTACTATTGGATTAGCAGATACCCAAGAATTAATCGTATCTATACTACCTCTAATTTCTGATACTTCATTACTTGCTTCTTTATGTGCAGTCTTGAAGTTATCGAATAGCGTAAGATAATTATCCAAGTTCAACAACTCAATAAGGAATTTCTTTCTGTTAGTATCTGTAGCAGTTAGAAACTGTAGAGAACTAGTAGTACTTTGATACACTAACTGACTGAAAGTTTTGAAGTCCATACCTACTACGTTTTGAATAGACTTGAAAGTATTAGTAGCAGTATGTGAGGAGATGTCTTCTCCATCACAAGTTAAGACCACTTTAATACTTGCCTTTCTTCCTACCGTTATATTATAAACTCTGTCATCTACTTCGAAATCTAAGGATATGGTGTACCCATTTTCATTGTTGTTTCTATTAACAATGTCCACTTTCTTAATACCTTTAGAGTTCTTATTAAACAAGGCCTCTTCAATCAATAAAGGTATGGAACTCTTGCCCGTACCATTGGTACCTACTAACTGTACGATTAAGTCTTTTTCTAGGTCTAATACATTATCTACTCCATAAGAGAAACAGTTAGACCATTTTAGTTTTTTAAGTATAATCATGATACACTCCTAGAACCTCTTTTACTTTCTTTTCGTTTAATCCCATAATAAACTGTAAGTATTCAGACAGCTCATCCTCTAGAGTCATTTCTGGAGTTAGTATAAGTGCTGAGTCATTATGCCTCTTTATTAACTTTTTGTCTAACAGTTCGTTGTCTTTATCTACTTTCACTAAGTCACTTACATCCCCTTCTAGCTCATATATAGTGTGGTGATAGTTAGTTCTAATCATTTGATCAGGATGACTAACTGTTTGTCTAATAAGTTGGGGTAATTTTAGTTTAAGCCAAGACCACTCCATAGTGTCACTTTCGAATAATAATACTCCTGTATCTACAGGGTTTCTATGGAAAGAGGTAGTAACTGGGCTTCCAGGGTATACTATGTTACCTTGTGAGTTAGAGTGCGAGTGTAAGTCCCCCGCTATAACTAGCTCCCAGCCCTCTAGTTTCTTCAAGTCAATTTCAGGACTTACGTGTGGAGGTATCTCCCCTCTTACATGTGTAAATAAAGTACGTCCTGAGAAGTTTTCTGCGTCGAATTTTTTTAGCTTATTGTAAGGGATAAAGTCCATATCTTCTAACTTGTAATAGTCGTCAATAATCTCCACTAGAGGGTTTATAGCTTTGGTAACATCCTTTAAATTAGTAAAGAATGACGTATCCTTCTTTACTGCTTCGTGGTTCCCTGGGTAGATAATAGTCCTTATACTAATATCTTTTATGTACTTGAAGTATAAGCTCAACTCGTCTAACGTAGGCATCCTATCAAACAGGTCTCCGCCAATAACGTGGAGGTCTACTGTCTTTTCCAACTTATATAGTTCTGCAAATAGCAGCTCGTACCTATTAGTCGCCCACTCCCGTGGTACGCTTTTCTGTCCTAACTTAATGTGCCAATCCGCTGTGAATAAAATCTTCATTGTTATTTCCTATATGCGATAAAAAGCCCCATATGCAGGGGCTTCCTTATTTCTAGTGACTTACAGTAGTTCAGTAACTTCCTCTGCAACTTCTGCCGGTACATTATCAGAACCACCATTCTCAAGGATTCTAGTTTCAATGAACTCCTTCTGCTGGTCTGCTGATGGACGACTAATAACGTCGTCAATGTTAGGCAACTCTTTAGTAGCCTCTAACTCTGTTTCATTTAATGGGCGTACTTTACATTTTAATACTTGTAAAGTGTATTCTACATTAAAAGGTAGAGGACCAGTCTTTTGCTTCTTAAATGCTAAGTCCCAGCCAGTTACTGGGTCCGTAGGGTCTCCTAAGTCTTCTGCTGCTACCATTACTGCTTCAAATAACTTCTTTTTAAGGTTAAGCACTTTAACTTTACCGTCATCGGGGTCAATACACTGTACTGCATACG